ATATATCCTTTATTTTGTATTAATAGTCCTAGTATTGCTTAGCCATCCTGTAGTTAAATCTAGTTATGGAGAAATATGACTTACATAGTGACCTAAACGATATGATGTCTGTTCCTAGTTGGTATAACAGAGCTAGTTGTAAGGGTCATCCAAATCAAGATGATTTCTTTCCAGAGCGAGGCGGTTCTACAGTTATTGCTAAGGCTATTTGTAGAGAGTGTCCTGTTCAAAAAGAATGCTTAGAATATGCAGTCGAAAGAAAAGAACGTTTTGGTATTTGGGGTGGTAAATCAGAAAGAGAACGCAGGGCTATTAGAAGAGAACGAAAAAAAAAGACTTAGGGTAAATCATCCTCTGTCATAGGTTCTATATCAAAGTAGTATCCTTGTCTATTTTCGTAATCCCACTCACTTAGCTTGCGAAGTAGTCTAACGACTTCTTTAAAGACATAACCAAATATAAATCCTACTAAATAATCCATAGCTCATTACATTACCACTTAAATACCACACCTTATGTTTTTAAATGTTAAAGTTATGTTAAGTCGGCATCCACACCGACCTCCTCCCATCATCGGCTCTTCTTAGGAAGAGCTGTATTCAAAATAAGTTTCTGCTAATATTTATACATGGTAACAGTACAACATTGCAGGGTTTGTAAAAATGAGCTTGTTCAAACAGATGTCACCTCAATATGTGATGGTTGTTTATTTTCTTTAGATAAAAGAGAAACAAATGGCTAGAGTCGAGTGGGACGCAGAAAACGAAACTTACGCAGAATTTAAAAAGAGAAGGAGTAAGTCTCACGGTGTTTCTGGTATGGGACAGAAAAAACGAGAAGGAACAGGAAAGATAAATAAATCTGAACTTCGTGAAAAATCTTTGAAGCGCGCTAATTACACTTGTGAGTGGCCCGAATGCAACGATACACAATGGCTGGAGATGGCACACATTACTGGAATAGGTATGGGAGGTAAGAATAGAAATATTTCTAACCATGAAGGTAATGTGGCTATCTTTTGTAAATATCACCACGATATTTTTGATGGTAAAACAATAACTGGAGCAAAAAGGGAGTACACTAAGTTTGTAAGAGCTTATTTGAAAAGGTACGTTTAATGCCCAGATATGATTATAAATGCTTGTCTTGTGAGCAAATTTATGAGATAACGCATAAAATTAGTGAGGACCCAGAGATTATGTGTCCTAAGTGTAGTTTTATCTGTAAAAGACAGATTGCTAAGAATGTTATGTTTGAAACACCAATGGATGCAGAGTTTGTACAAGACCCTTCAACATTGAGTTCTAAGTCTATGGCACAAGTACAAAAAGCACGTAAGCAAAAATATAGATGGTAGGAGATAATGGAATACGAACACATTACTGAAGAAGATAAAAAATCTATTGTGGAATCACAATTAAAAAAACTTGAAGCAGACCACTTTGCTTTATTATTATTAGAGCCTAATAAATTACAAGATTCACAAAATCATGTGTCATGGCATCAAGCTAAAACTGGTATAGAGCAATCTATAGAAAGATTAAGAGTTAAATCTAAAGAACTTTTATAAATGCCTATATATGCACCTGAACTACCTTCTCTTCACCCAGCTCAGAAAAAAGTTGCTGACAGTAATGCACGTTGGAAAATACTTTGTGCTGGTCGCCGTTTTGGTAAGACTAGACTTGGTGTACAACTTTGTATACAGACGGCATTGGCTGGAGGTAGAGCTTGGTGGGTTGCTCCTACTTTTTCTATTGCTAGGGTTGGCTGGAGGGCGCTCGAAAGCGCAGCTATGTCCTTTCCTAAAGAAATCGAACCAAAGATTTCAATCGCTAACATGGAAGTCTTATTTCCTAATGGTGGTTTTATTGCTTGTAAGTCTGCTGACAATCCTCAACGTCTAAGAGGTGAAGGTTTAGACTTTATTGTTATTGATGAGGCAGCATTCGTAAAACCAGAAGTATGGCAAGAAGTTCTACGTCCTACTCTTACTGAAAGAAAAGGTTCTGCTTTATTTATTAGTACTCCACTTGGTATTGGTAATTGGTTTTATGACTTATGGGAAACTGCTGGAGAAATGGAAAGCTGGGAAAGATTTAGATTTACTACTTTAGATAACCCTGCAATTGACCCTGAAGAACTTGAAGCTGCCAAAACAGAAGTGGGTTCAATAGTTTATGCACAAGAGTACATGGCAGAGTTTGTTGAAGCAGGTCAAGGTCTATTTAAACCAGAATGGGTTTCTTACTATGATGTGAATGCAAATGGTTATTACATGGGTGGTGGAGGTCAATGGGACCCAAGAGACCTAGAACACTTTGGTGCAGTTGATGTAGCTGTAACAACAGAAAAAACTTCTGACTATACAGTAATAATGTCTTTTGCAAGAACACCAAGTAATCAACTCTTCTTAGAAGATTTAGTGAGAGTAAAGATGGAAGGTCCTGACATTGTTCCTGCTATGCAAAGACAAGCTCAGAAAAATAACTGGAGATATGTATGTATGGAGAATCAAGGATTTTCAAAAGCATTTATACAACAGGCACAAAGAGCAGGATTACGTGTACAAGAAATGCGCGCAGAAAAAGATAAAATAACCAAAGCTTTACCACTAAGTGCTAGGATGGAGGCAGGCGAAGTGATGTTTCGTAAAGATGCACCTTGGCTTACAGAACTAGAGAGAGAATTATTGACTTTCCCTGTTGGAGCACATGACGACCAAGTCGATGCTCTGGGTCTCGCAGCTCAGTCAATACAAACTAGACGACAATGGACAGCATATTAGATGGAAGAAAAAAGTAGATTCCAGAAGGCTTTGGATTTTATAATTCCAGGCCGAACAACAGAAGAAAAGACTCAAAGTAATTACAACCAATTATTTGGTAATGATTCATCAATCTATGGTTACAACACATCATCAGGATTTTGGGAATCAGATAAATTAAAAGAAATCGGTGATGGCTCTGGTAACTCCGCAGTAGTAGCTTGTTTAAATGTATTAGCTACATCTTTTTCAGAACCAAAACTACATGTTGTTAAAAAAGATACAAAGTTTTTAGATAACGAAAAAATAGCAGAACATCCTTTAACTAAATTATATTCAAGACCTAATCCATTTATGTCTGCTAACTTATTGTCACACTACATAGTTTTAGCTTTAAATACTTTGGGAGATGCATTCTTATATAAGAACAGGAATGGTCAAGGTAAAGTTGTTGAGCTTGTACCTTTAATGCCACACTTAGTAGAAGTCAGAGGTAATGAAAATCAACTTATAACTCATTATGACTATTACTTGTATGGTAAAGGCGAGAAAATAGAATTGCCCGTTGAAGATATAGTTCATATACGACAAGGAATAGACCCTAATGACCACCGTAGAGGACATGCTCCTCTTAAAACAGTACTAAGAGAAATCTTAGGTGACGAGTCCGCTGGTCAGTTCACAGCAGCACTGTTAAATAATATGGCTGTGCCAGGCGTGGTACTTACACCTAGAAATGATGGATTCGGTGGTCCAACTAGGGAAGAGGCAGAATCTATTTCTCAAATGTATAAAGAAAAATTTGGTGGTGCTAATAGAGGTGCTCCTATGGTTTTATCAGGAGCAATGAATATTGATATTGTTTCTTTCTCACCTGACCAAATGAAATTAGCAGAACTAAGACGAATACCTGAAGAAAGAGTTTCTGCAGTTTTAGGTGTCCCAGCAATTCTCGCAGGACTCGGAGCTGGATTGGATTCGGCCACCTACAACAATACAAAAGAATTAAGAGAATTTTTTACTGAACAAAAACTTGTACCTATGTGGAGAACAGTTGCAGCTGAATTGACACATCAATTACTTATACCAGATTTTAAAGACCAAAATTTAGAATGTATGTATGACATACAAAATGTAAGAGCTTTACAAACAGATATGGATGAACTTTACAAAAGAGTAAACATGGGTGTATCTGGTGGTTGGATAACAATCGGTGAAGCCAGACAAGTAGTTGGATTAGATGTTGATGAAAAACATGACGTTTATTTAAGACCACTAAATATGATTCAAGTAGATACAGATGGTCAAGCTATCTTAAATGACACACCTCAAGAAAATAGGAGTCAAGCTGCACAAGTTGCTAAATTACCAGAAGCTGCTGGTTATAGAGATGATGTAAATGTAAAAGATATTATGGATGGTAGAAACTATCCTGTTGAATCTACAAGACAACCAAGAATACAACAAAACGAAGAACCTCGTAATGAGGAAAAGTATGTTGCTCAAATGCCTAATGGTGCTTGGTGTGTAATTAGTCATGATGACGGTAAAGTTATTAAATGTTTTGATACGGAAAAAGAAGCTAACGCTTATCTAAAACGCAAACCTAAAAAAGATTATGATAGTATTGAAGAACTAGGAGTAAGTTTAGAAGAAGCAGAAGTACTTATGGAATCACAATTTGAGATAGAACCTGAAAACAGCAAAGCTGCAAACCCTAAAGATATTTTTGATAATCCAGGTGAAGCTATGAATAGGTCTAAAGAATTATCTTGTGCTGTTGGTGTTCATACTCATAAAGTAAATGGTAAAAATGTTTTCATGCCATGTAAAACACACGAAGAATACGAAGAAGCAATTAAGCCAAAGAAATCTGAAAAGCCAAAAAAAGATAGAACAAATTTTCCAAGTCCAGGAGATGATAAACAAGTATCAATCTCAAATTCAAAATACAAGCAATTTCCATATGGGTACGCTAAAGACCTAAAAGAAAATTGGCCTGAGATTTGGAGAAGAGCTGGTAACGGAGGTAACCCTCCTACATCATTCACAGGAAATGATGCCTTTAGAAATTGGACTAAATATAAGTCTGGTGACAGAAGTGAATCAGTTCTTAACTGGGTTCGTAGAAGAGAACGCTACATGGGTAGACATCAAGGTAACAACCGACTTAATGGTACTATTGCCAATATTAAGTGGGGTGGTGTTTCTAACATAGGTGTATCTGCTATGAAAAAAATAATTAACGACCAAAAGAAAGTTGTTCGTTCTAGGAGAAAAGCAGCTGCTGACTTAGCAGAAGAAATGGCTGATGATATTGCACTAAAAGCAGTATCTGGAAGGATTAGAAAAATTCTTACCGAGAAAGCTAAAAATCATAATGCTAAAAATCCAAAATACAGAACAAACGCTAGAACTTTGGCCGCAGTTTTCAGAAGAGGTGTCGGTGCTTACAGGACTAACCCTGGCTCAGTTCGAGGTAATGTAACAGGAGCTGACCAGTGGGGATTAGCCAGAGTAAATGGGTTCTTACACGCATTGCGTACAGGACGATTTAAGAGAAAGCCTTACGACCAAGACTTGCTTCCTTCTTCTCACCCACTCTCATCTAAAAAAAGTGGGGAGAAAGCAGCTAGTGTTAGAGTAGGACAATCTGTTAGTTGGTCTATTAATAAGGACCCAGACCCACCCTCAACAGTACACGGAATAGTTACATCAGTAAGTGACGGAGAGGCCACTATGCAAGTGTATGCAATACTTGATAATGGTAAGCATAAGAAAACCGACAGAAAAGTCACTATGCCAGTCTCAAAACTAACAGTTATAAAAAACATAAAAGACGAATAAAATACCACGCTTTTTTTAAGCATCTGCAAAAATTGACTATATAGCGTACCTTTTAATAAATCTGTTAACAGAGGAGATATTAATAGCTATGTCTGAAAAAGAAGTAAAGGCCATCGACTTCGAGTTAAAAGAAGAAGCCGAAGGCAAAGTTTCTGCTGTATTTTCAGTATTCAATAGTCTAGATTCTGACGGAGATGTCGTTCTCCCAGGTTCAATCAAATCAGGTTTTAAATCTGGCGATGTCCCTATGGTATGGGCTCACAAATGGGACATGCCAATCGGTAAAGGAAGAATCAAAGAAGACGATGGAAAAGCAACCTTTGATGGTGAGTTTTTTATGGATACTGATTCAGGGCAAGAAGCTTATAAAATAGTAAAAAACATGGGTGACATGCAACAATGGTCATTCGGTTATAGAGTAAATGACGCTGAAAGAGCACCATTTAAGAGTGCTGATAGCGAAGACGAACAAGATGCAAGATATCTTAAAGACTTAACTGTCTTTGAAGTATCCCCTGTACTTGTTGGTGCAAATCAAGAGACCTACACTATGGCAATCAAATCTAACAAAGAATTGGTTGAAGATTTAGTAGAGGAAGAGAAGAAAAGTGTTTTAGGCACTGGCTCTTTCCAAAAGGAAGAACCAGAAGCCGAAGTTCCTTCTGAGGAACCTTCTGAAAAAGAAGAGGAAGAGAAGTCAGTTACAGTTGAAATGCTTATAGAAAATCCTGCATTGTATTTGAAAGAATTACAAGCAGTAAGAGATTCTATTAAAGAAGCATCAATTGAGACACAAGAATCAGAAGAAATTGAAGTGTCCGAGAAAAGTCAAACTTTCTCAGAACAAGTCAAAGATGTGCTTGCTGCATTAAATGACTTGATGGTACGAGCTACCGCCATTGCGATGTTGCGTGCTAAAGATGGAAGAACACTAGGTACAAAAGCAACTGAAGCTTTAAGAGCAGTTCAAGAAGACTTAAGTGATGCATGGGTTGAATTAGACCAATTCATCGAAAATGTTGGAAGCGAACCAGCTGAAATAGTTTCAGAGACAGAAGTAGAGGAACAACAACCTGTTGAAGACGTTGTCGAGGATGAAGACCCATCTGATGACGTTGAGGTAGAAGAGGTGGAATCTTCAGAAGAACCTGAAGTAGAATCACCTGAAGCCGTTGCAGATGATAACAGTGAATCGTCTGACGATGATTTTGATGCAGAGTGGTTAGAGGGTCAGTCTTTATTAGCTGACACTGTGGATATCGAGATAGAAGACGACGAGCCTGTCGTCTAAAAAATAAACCAAGTAATAGATATATATAGGAGATAATCAAGTATGTCAAAAGTACAAGAACTTCAAGACCAGATTGCAAAATCTCGTGAAGAGCTTAAAGCAGCTTTCGACTCATCCGAAGACGGCAAGTACACTCCTGAGGCCAAAGAGAAAATCAAAGGTCTCAACACAGAACTTGCTGGACTTGTTGATGATTTAGGTGTCGAAAAAGCAAAAGCTCAAAATGAGAAAGCAATGGAAGTCGCTGCTGATGAAGCACCTGTAAATGCTATTCCTAATGCAATGCCTGAGGAGAAAGGCCCATCAACTATTGGTGAGCAATTCGCTAATTCTCAAGCTTATAAAGCATACACAGAGAATGGTGTAAAAGGTGTAGATTCACACGCAGAGTTTAAAACAACTTTAAACACAACTGGTTATCCACCAGAGAGCTTAAGAGCTCCTGGTATCCTAGAGACCGCTCTTCGTAACCCAGACAGCGTTATTGGATTGTTTGACCAAATCAATACAAACCAAAATGCATATGTCTACCTTGAAGAGACAACATTCACCAACAACGCTGGTGCAGTTGCTGAGTCCACTGACATTAGTACATCTAATGAAGGTGCTTTAGCATTTACAGAAAGAACAGAATCCATCAGAAAGATGGCTACTTTCTTACCTGTAACTGACGAGTTGTTAGCTGATGTTGCTGGTATCCAAGGATATGTCAACTCACGTTTATCAACAATGATGAAGTTGAACATGGACAACCAATTAGTTAATGGTGACGGAAGCGCTCCTAACCTAACTGGTGTATTGAACAAATCAGGTATCAATACATTCGACTATTCTTCATACTCTGGAGAATTAGCAAGATTAGGTCAAATTTATCAAGCTATAACAGAAATCAGAAAAGATGCATTCGTAGAAGCAGATTCTATCGTAATGCACCCATCTGACTGGTATGACATCGTTACATCTGTAAACGACTTTGCAGGAACATCTTCAGCAGGTTATGCTGCTAAGAATCCTCTATTCGTTGTTGCAGGTGGATTCGGTGGCGACGTAGCTCCAAGAATTTGGGGTCTTAAAGTCGTTCCTTCTACAGTAATTGCTGCAGGAACTGCTTTAGTTGGTAAATTTGGTGGTGGCGACGCTGCTCAAGTAGTAATGAGAGAAGGCGTTGACCTAGCTGTTTCCGACAGTCATAGCGATTTCTTCGCAAAAAATCAATTGGCAATCAGATTGACCATGAGATTAGGTTTTGCGATTTATCGCCCAACAGCATTCTGTTCTATAACAAACTTCTAAAGTTTGCTAGAACAATAATTAGTTTTCTTAGGGGTAGGTTTTGTAAGCTACCCCAAGAAAACAAGGAGAAAAATGAACCCAGAAGATAGAAAAAACCAACTACAAGCATTCGGAAGAATTGTTCGTAGTCCAGAATTTTTTAAGAAATCAGAAGAAATATTAAAACAATTTATAAAACCCAAAGAGGAAAAAAAGGAAGAAGTATTAGAAATTAAAGATTTTGATGGAGATTCTAATGCCGAGGGGTAGACCTAAGTCATATAGAATGGGTGGTCGAGTTCGTCCCAAAAAGATGAAAATGGGTGGCCGTGTTAGACGACGTAGGAGAAGAAGATAATGCCATATCATAAAAAACCAAAGAAGGGTCCTAAAAAACCTAAAAAACGTGGTAAGTAAGGTAGTATAAATTATTATGTATACAATACCAGAAGAAAATATTTACAAATTACCTGACGGAAAAATCTGGAAGGGTGTTCCAGCAGACTTGCCATCAGCTCAAGCAGACTTAATTGCTAAAGCTGGTAAGGAATATCCAACAGAGTGGTTAAAAGAGCAAGGTGCATTAGATAAACCTAAGAAGAAAGCTCCTGCTAAAAAAGCTCCTGCTAAAAAAGCAGAGCCAGCAAAAGCTAAAGCTCAAAAACCAGTCGAAGATAAATCCGCTAAGGTAGAAGAATCTAAATCTGAAGACGAATAGGAGGTCATAAATGGCTTTCTGTACTGCTGCTGATGTAGAGCAATTCGCCTTAATAGACTTTCATTCAGACTTAGAGACACATTTAACAAACAATATAATACCTCTTATTGAAGATGCTATAAGAGAGTATGTAGGATATGACGTTGATTATGCGTCACATACAGAATCTTTTTCAGGCAATCAAACTAGAGAACTATTTTTAGAACAAAGACCTGTAATTGCGGTTACATCTGTAGTTGAAGATGGAAATACACTTGAATACGGAAATCAAAAAGATTTTACTTGGTATTCAAATGGTCGTATAAGAAGAATAGGTTCTAGGTGGTCTTTCGCATATCCAGATAATATAACTGTAACTTATACCGCAGGTTACGATACAGGAGGAGGATACGGCCTTACACTACCTAATGCTTTTAAATATGTATGCGCTAGAGCCTCAGCTAGATTACTAGAATCACAATTAGTACTATCAGCACAACAAGAAGCAGGAGAAATAGTAGCTCAATCTTCTACACAAGTATCTAACTTTACAGCAGCAGATTCAGAATCATTAGGTGATTACTCTATAAGCTATGTTGGTAACTTAGGTATGAATTCAGTTACTTTACTTGCTGGTGCTGACCTACAAATCTTAGGTAAATATAGAAAAACTTTCTTTATATAAGATATAATTAGGCTATGCCTAATAGAAAATCGCCAACACTTGAAGAAGCAAAAGTTCTTTTTTTACAAGAACCTAATAAAACATTAGTTCAATTTGCTGATGAATGGGGTGTAACTCCAGAAAGAGTACGACAATTACGGCATGAATGTGGCCTTGGTGCTGTATTTTCTGTAGATTATGAAATAGTAGAAAAAGTTGCGTACTTAATAGAAAACAATATATCAACGCTTACAAGTCTTAAAACTTATGAAGACTTACCCATTGGTAGAGATGCTTTTGCTACATGGGTGAGAGACGACATAGATGTAGCGCAAAAAATACATGAAGCTCAACAAAAAGCTAAAGCTAACAGATTAGACCCACAAGAGAAAAAATGTTATATGTGTAAAGAAGTAAAGTCTGTTAGTAAATTTAGTAGAACACAAAAATATCAGGACGGATACAATAAATTTTGTATAGATTGTATAAATAATTTAAAAGACAATAAAAAAGATACTCCTAGTAAAAGAACTTGTTTGATGTGTAGAAAAGAATTGTCAATCGGGAGTTTTGATTCAAAATCATACTTTTGTAAAAATTGCAAGTCTAAAAGTAGAAGAGCTAAAAGAGCAAGAAAACTCAAAACACAATAATTTATAATCTGTCTGTTAATCTAAAACCATGGCAGGTCAATTACACAAAAGACTATTTAGAGATACTATAAACGTTGAAAGAATTTCAGATACTACTGTTGATGAGCGTGGTATAGAAAGTCAAGCATGGCAATCTCATTTGTCTAGTGTTGTTTGTAAAATAGACGAGGGAGCAACTACAGAAGCTAAAGGAGATAGAAATACTATTTTGCAAAACTTAACAATTTACTTCCATGGTGATGTAGATGTTAAAGCTAATGATAGATTGCAGAGTACTTCTGATAGCACAATTTATTATGAAATTGATTCAATAAGACAGTCAAAAAATAGGTCAGGAAATGTAATAGGTGTTGTAGCTTCAGCACACTTATTTGATTAATGCGTCGTATTCCTAGACCTTCACTCTTTGCTGGTGAGGGTAAAGTTGGTTTATTCAAATCACTTAGAAATCTAAAAGGTTCTGATTTAAGATACGCTATAGGTTATAACATGTCTACATTGCGTATGTTAGGTGTTCCATTAGCAGGATTAGTTTCACTTCCTTACGATATTCAACAAACCATGAACACCTTTAAAAGATTTTCAAAAGGTGCTAGTTCACAATTCAACTTTAAAAACCCTGCTATACAACGTGCAGGTGTTCTAGGATTTGCTAGAAATGTAGTTCCAAAAGCTAGGTCTGCACTTCCTAAGACTAATGTTGGTGTTATAGATAGGTATACAAACCTATACTTCGGTCGCCAAACTAGAGGCGCAATAAAAATGATTAACAGAGGTGAGGGCAAAAAGGCTGCTCTTAAAGCTTTTTTTAATCCAGAAGTTGTTGATAGAGAAATACAAAAGCAAGCTAAAAGACCTACAAATCAAAATGTTCTTCATAATTGGCAGTTAGGTACATACATGAGAGCTATAACTGGTGCTCCTGACCCAATTAGAAATAACCCATATATGCAAGCAAAGCAATATCGAGACCAAAACCAAGGTAGAAATCTTCCTAGATTTGACGCAAGAGAAGGCATATTAGATTCTAAAGGCGAACATAGAATGATGAATAATGAAAGATTTTCACAAATTATGGGTGGTCTTGAAATAGGCGCATTTAGTAATCCAGAAGCTTCTATAAAAGCAGTCATGGATTTAGATATGCAAGATTATATGTTGTCTGCTATAGAAAAAGAGAGTGGACATATGAGAAGTAATCTAACAGCAGCTGCACGTTCAGCTCATAGAGATAGAAGAAGAGGAGCATTGCAAAACTATTACTTTCAATCTGGTCTTGAAGGCAATATGGCAATTGGTAATAAATATATGGAAACTTCTTTATCAACAAATGTTAAAGAGTATAGAACGCAAAAGTATGGTGTATTAAAAGGTTATTACACTCCAGACCTTAGAGAGTTTCAAAATACTAAAATTATTCCAAGTATTGAAGCAGGAATGATGAAAGATTTAGGTATAACAAATAAACAACAATTAAAAAAAGCTATGGAAGGTGCTGCAACAGTTAATCCAGATTTTGCTGTTGCAGTAAATAATCTTTCTGTTGAACTTGGTTTTAAATCTTCTGCTTCAAAAGGTATGACTGCAGATTTATTAGTTACTAGACTTGTTGATGCATTAGGAAATCTAGGCATTACACAAAGCATAAATACAGGAGACCTTTCTCAATTTAGTAGAAACATAGCTTTGACAAACTCACAACATACAATGAGTGTTATTAGATTTGGACAACAAGTTAGAGCATTGGGTATGACGGGTTTATCGGATGCAATAGGTGAATTACTTATAAGTAAAGAGGCCTTAAAAGAGCTAGGAACTGCAGGAGGATTTGAAGCATTAGGAAATGCTTTAGCAGATAACCCACAAAAAGACCTAACTGACTACATAGCTCCTGGAGATGGTTCAGCAAGATTACATAATCAATTAGAAAAAGTACAAGGTGATTTAATAAATGTAAGAAATAAAGCTATGGCTGATTTAGGAAGACATTTTGAACATGGTGGTAATTTAAATATTGATAAGACAGGAACTCCATTAACTAATTATTTTTACAGTCCTCATGACACTGTTGGCCCAGGTATGGGGGGTATGAGTCCTATCGAAACAATGCTACATTCTTATATGTACGATGAAGGAGATTCACAACGAACAAGATATTTTAGAAGTCTAAGGTCTATGAAGTATTCTGAAAATAGAAGGCGTAAATTACAAAGAGAAGGAAAGATAAGTGATAGCCAGTATGTGTTAAAAAATGATGGTAAAACATACAAACAAGTTTCGGTTGCTGAAAGAATTAAAATACTAGGTGGAGGACATAAAAGTACTGGTAGTTATATCTATACAGATGGAAATGGAAGTGTTAAAAATCTAATAACAAGAAAAATGAACGATTTAACAAAATATCAAAAAATGGCTGATGCAGGACAAACTGTTGAATACTTAGAAAAATTAAAATACGAAATAAGAATGCTTAATCATTTAGAACAAAGTTTAATTAATGGCACTCCATTTGTTTTTCAAGGATTTGGTAAACACAAGCATCAAAAAATAAGAGGAACATTACAGAAACAACATATAAAAGAAATAAGTCAATCAGACAGTGGTGCTTTTGTCGGTGATATTACAGGACCTTTTAAGGTAGGAGGCGCAACTAAAGTTGGACAAGACGCTCATTTGTTTTCTCAAGCACTTATGGATGGTCAGAAATTACCAAATGAATACATGGGATTTAATTCAGGTGGTCAAAGCCGTATCAAAGATAAAACAGTATCTAACGAAGCACAAAGAAGAGCTGAGTTAAGAAGAGAAAAAAGAATTGGTCATAACCAAATCCCTTCAAAATTAGATATAGCAAAATCAATTCACATAATTCCGTTAGCAAGTAAAGAAGCAAGAAAAGGTCCAGGTATGTTAAACGCTGTTGTTGTTGGTGGTGTAAGTGCGCCTAAGCGAAATAGAACTGCTGATGCAGTAAGAGATATAGTTGCTATAGAATATGGTGGTCCAGCTACTGATATGAATGGTGGTTACTCTAAAAGAACTGATGGTATGTTTTACTTACCTAGTTTTTTCTTTACTAGAGCTGCTACAGAATCAGCAGCTTATCTAGGACTTGACCCTGGAAATATTATAAAAAATAGAGAAAAAGGTTTAGGTAGGGAAATGACTTTACATCTTAAATCTAACGACCCAAATCGTAAAAAAGCTAGACAGAAAGCTCGTCAAAAAGATAGAGCTTTGAAAGAAATTAGAAAAGGTCAAGCAAATTTAGCTAAAGCTCAAGCCGCTTTTGTCATGTTAAGAAGAAAAGCTATGAGAGGCAATCAAGATGAAGCTTTACGAATGATGAACAGAAGAGCGATGAAATCTTTCAATGCTACAGAAAATATGCCTTTAGAAGAAGGTGTTATGAACGACAGATTTATAGACCCTGATTATGTTTTGTCTGATTCACATGACAGATTTCTTAAAGAAGGAGTTATGGGTCAAAGAGAATTTAACATGAAAAGTTTAGGAAGAGTTAAAAGAAGTTTAGGAGAGGCTGGTATCGGTGGAGGTATAATAAAGAATTATATGGGTAAAATACAAGAAATTGCACCAACACAATACGCAAGTGTATGGGAAGTAGACGGACAAAGCTTGGTTGGTAGATTGCCTTATGTTCCAGTATTTGACCCACAAATATATAGACAGTTACTAAGAAGTAATAGCTGGGAAGCAAGACAATATTTAAAGAATACAAAAAGAAAATTAGGTTCTTTTAGTCCAGAATATACACAAGCAATAGGCGATATTAACAAAAACTCTGACTTCTTAATGGGTTCATTGATGGGAGATACTAATTACAATACACTTAAAAAATTAATTGGAACAAGAACAAGTCATGTTAGAGAAGGATTGACACAAGCTATAGGATTAAACTTAGTAGAACTCCAAGACTACCAAAGAATGGTTTCTGCTCCTCAAGGACCTGGTAGCCAAATAGGACAAATAAGAGAAGCACTAGCTGGTGGTAAAGCAAAAGCAAATTTAACAAGACTATATTTAGAAGAAATGGAAAAGGCATTACAACCTATATTAATTGGTTTGCCAGGTGTAGAAAAACAAATAATTAGAGATAAACTTAAAATACAGGCAGCAAGAACTGCAAGCAAAGTAGCCAATGCTATAACAACTGTTTGGGGAAGAACAAGTGCAGGTGGTGTTTTCTTAGATGGTAATGGTATGTTCAATGCATTAGAAAGAACATCAATATTACTTGAGCAGGGATTTGCAGCTACTACAGATTCAGTTGGATTAATGTCTGCTGCTTACTCAATGGCAAGAAGTAAACAAGATAAACTTACAATTACAAAAGCTTTCTTAGATACTAATAGAAGCACTTTTACTCACATCAATATGAGATTTGATAAAGTTGCAGAAAAATTTGATAATGATACAACAATTATAGATATCGGTGAGACTGGTTATGAAGAAATATTAGATGAAATTGCAGAACAAGCAGAAAGAGAAGCTGATGAATTAAATTATAACTGGCAAGGAGCTGACAGATATCCTAAAACAGAACGTGCAGAAGATTGGACTGTAGGTCCAAAAACAGTTTACACAGGAAATCAAAGATGGAAGTTCGATGGAAGTATGGGAGGTAAGGAAGCTTCAGCTGAACTTAAGAAAATATTGTTTGATGAAGTAGAAATGCAATTAGTTCAAACAGATGAAATAGCAAGACAAGTATCTGATAGATTTAGTTTTAGTACTAAAGATGGTGTTTTTGCTGAAAAATTATTAGACCATTACAACAGAAATGGTATATTCCCTGATGTAAAAGCAATAAGTGGTATTGATGGTAGAAGTAGAGACGGTTCTGGTGTCAATGTATTTGATAGTAGTAAATCTGTTATTAGACCTAAAGACTTTAAAACAGATACAGGTGGTTTTGCATTCGATATAGAAGCTATATTAGATTGGACAAGAGATGCAAAATATAACGATAGTGGTGGTGGTTTGGAAGATATGGCTAAAAAATTATTTGATAAGAAGATACACTATTTAGTAGACCCTGATGATACTTCTTACAATGTTATTAAAATGGGAAGAATTAAACAGGGTGTACAAAGTTTAAGAACAGTAGACATGAAAGAATTTGGACACATTATTGGTGATATCTTTCACAAAAAAGGCTATCAAGAATCAAAACTATTCATAATCGAACTAATTAATCAAGCTAGAACTGGTAAAGATGGTCATAACAGGATGGATAAAGAAAGATTTGTTGAAAAATTTATTAGAGAAGCTGGTTTTTCATATGAAGGTTTTTATAACCAAATGCAATCTAAATTCTTAAGAGGTGAACAAAATGATACAATTCACGCAATATACACCTATTATAAGAACATGAAGTTTAGGAATTACTAATGCCAACAACAGGACAACCCGTACCGCCAGACGCGGAAATTATATTTAGAAAGTTTTTACTAGGTAAAACATCTGTTACTGATTTAGTAGGTACAAGAATAGCTACTAGATTACCTAGAGACGCAGAAATGCCTTTTATAACTTTTCAAAGAGCAGGAGGTGTGTTACTTAGACCTACTTCTCAAGTACATTTACAATCAGCAATTATACCTGTTCAATGTTTTGCTGGACAATGGGGTGGTGATGGTACGACATCTGCTCCTGATTATGGTAAAGCTATGGAAGTTGCAAATGCAATAATTGGTGTATGTTTCAATATGGAAAATGAATATATTACTACTGATAGCTCTACAACAAGAGCTAAAATTGTTGGTTTCGATATACCTCAAATGCCTACAAGAGTAAATGAAAATCAAACAGGTTTAGGTAGATATGACATTGGTGTAGCAATGATGTATCGAGCTGTATAAACTTTTTTAAATACCACTACTTTTCATAACATCATATAACATTTAAGTATTATGTTTAACAATAAAGATAAACAAGAAGATTCGAAAGTAGAAATTAAGGTGAGTCCTTTGTTCACAAAGGCAGATACTGTCCGTGATACAGTGACTGGCATTACTTTTACTTCGAGTAAATGGGTCGAGGTTGAGGCGAAAGACGCTGAACGCCTACTCAATAATAATATGGATATATTCATTAAAAATGAGGTAGACAAACCAGCACTTGACGAAGCTGATTCTGCTGTGGAAGACGATGAAGCAGTAGAAGATAATGAGGATACGATTGAAGAGTCTCACGAAGATGAGACTATCTTCGAAGATAGTATCGGATTAGACGAGCAGGAGTAGATAAATGGCTACATATACAAGTGGTGCAATTAATGAGGTATTAATTGGAACTGGTGTACTTTATGTTGCAGACAGAACTGCTTCAGGATTAGCCTTTCCAGGTGATGACGGTTCAGGTAACTGGGAAACAGTTTCAACCGCATCAACAGAATGGAGAGACATTGGATATTCTGAAGATGGTTGGACTCTCGAAATGGATAGAACTTTCGAGGACATTCTAGTCGCAGAAGAAGTAGACCCAATTAAAACCATAAAAACTGCTCAGGAAGCAAGATTAATGGGTGAGCTATCACAGGCTTCACTTAAAAACCTTTCCGTAGCAATGGGACAAACTGACAGTTATGTCGGTGAAGACGACACAACAGACTTCGCAGCAGGATACGATGTTGTAAAAGCTCCTATTACTGACTCTTTCAGCGAATTAGCAGGATTGTTAATCGCAGAAGGACCAGCAGGTGCAGACAGACATGTCCAAATGCCAAGAACTGTATCAGTCGGTGCATTCTCAATGTCACACGCAAAGGCTCCACAAAAAGTGGTAATTGCAACTGAGTTTAAGTTGTTAGTTCCTGATTCAACATTTAACGTTGGAAGCACAGGTGGTAAATATCACCTTTTCAAGATTGTTGATAACACTAACGACTCAACAACATTTGATGTCAACTAAAAGTTGAGATAGTATTAATTTACAATAGGAGATAGGTCGGTATGGTCGACAAAAAATATAAAGACTTCGATGCTGCGATTACAGAAGCAGAAAAGAAGCCAATTCAATTCAAAATGGCAGGTTCAGAATATGAACTTCCGTCACAACTACCAGCTAGAGTAGTTCTAACTCAAATGAGATACATGGACGAATCTGGTGGTATGGCTACAAACTCATTACCAGAATGGTTAGAATCATTAGTAGGTAAGGAAAATCTAGAATCTATGTTAGACGATGGTGCTACATGGAATCAATTAGATGAATTACTTCAATGGTTATTGACTGAATACGGTATTGGTGGCGATGAAGACATCGATATGGAAGTAGCTGAAGAAGGTTCTGACGACCCAAAAGAGTAAACTTTTCCATTCTAGATGTTATCTACGAATGGAATAAATTAGAAGCCGATTTTGTACGCTGGTATAAAATCGATGACCCTTTACATATAACCTGGCGTAGGTTCTTATTACTTATGGCAGGATTGCCTATGGATAAATCTTTATTCTTTGCTAAGCATTATGAACAAGCCATGAGAGATAAAGGATTAATTGATGACGAAGATGGGACTTCTACGCTAAGAGCCAACAACTATAAAGCTGAACTAGACAGGAAAGCCAACAGAAGTGGAAAGCAGCGTAGTAGAATAAGTCTAGACCAATTCCTTGCTCAGTCGGATGGTCTCGGTGCTAAAACTAACTTAAATGACACATAGGTAATTAAATGGCCAAAGTTACAGCTTATTCTCTTGAAGCTAGAATAGTTATGGGCTTTGACGATAAGTCGTTAAAGCAAGCTAATCAACAAATCAAGAGAGAAGCAGCAAGAATACAACAATCTACTGCAGCAGTATCAAACACCCTCAGAGGAATGATGTCTGCATCTGGTGCAGCATTTGGTGCTGTAGCAGGTGGTATGACAATTGCAGCAGCTACCGCATCTAAATTTGAAGAGTCATTTGTTGCAGTTAAGAAAACATTAAATATTGGTCCAGAAGTCAAAAATGTAGAAAAAGCATTTGACCAAATTGCAAACTCATTAATCACACTTTCAAAATTATCACCCGTAACAACTAAAGAATTAAGCGAAATAGCTGCTGTTGGTGGACAGTTAGGTGTAAGTGCAAAAGACATTGTCGCATTTACTAAAGTAATACAGAAACTTACAGTAGCAACAAACCTAGGTGCAGAACAAGCTGCACTATCAATGGCTAGACTTCAAGAAATAACAGGAAGTACAGTAGATGAATTAGATAACTTAGGTGCAACATTAGTTGACTTAGGTAACAACTTCGCAGCTACAGAATCTGAAATTGTAAATGCAGCTATGCAAATTGCTACTGCTACTGCTCAAATATCAGGAACACTTAATAATGCTGCTGTTGACGCTTTAGCATTCTCAACTGCTTTAAGAGCTATAGGTCAGCCAGCACAAGCAGGTGCAACTGCAATAGTAAGGTTAATGAATGAAGCAAGCTCTGCAGTAGAACTTGGTGGTGCTAAATTAGAAACATTCGCATCTGTTGCAGGTGTGACCATGACTGAATTTGTAAGATTATTCGAAATAGATTCTACAAAAGCTATAGCAATGTTCATCCAAGGATTGGATGATACTTCTAAAGTTGGTAAGACAAGTTTAGAAATATTATCTAGTTTAGGATTAGGACAAGTAAGAAGTAGAAAAGCAATACTTGCTTTATCAAAAGCTAATCAAACATTATTTGATGCTATTGATACTGCTAACGAAGCTTTTATAGAAAACAACGCACTTAACTTAGAAGCAGAAAGAAGATACGATACTTTGGCTATGCAACTCCAAAGATTAAAAAATATTGTTGCTGGTGGATTTTTAGATTTAGCTAATGATACTGAAAGCTTAGAAATTGCTAAAGGATTAGTTGAAGAAATAACAAACATAACCTACATAACTATGGATAACTTTGAAGGTATATCTACAACAGTATCTAAAGTAATAGGTCCATTAATGATTGCTTCAACAATATTTAAGCAAATGAATAGAAATGTATTAGAGATGTCAACTGCGTTAGGTGTATTTGATAACCTAGCAAGTAATATAAACGCAACCGCAACGGCCATGAATCAAGTAGGTGTTGCTACTGGTAAGTCTGTAGAAGCATCTGCATTTTTTGATGAAAAAACTGGTGGCGGTTTTGGAATGTCTGGATTTAGAGGTTCTAGAATAAGTGCGATTGATAGGATAGCAGGCCTACCAGGAATGGGAATACTTGGAGGAATGATGGGTTTTGTTGGTGGTAAATCTAGAAGATTACAAAACAGAACAAGGCAACAATATTTTAGAAACAGGCCTATAGCAGATATGATTGCTCAAGGTGTTGACCCATATTCAGCTATTGATATACCACAATCATTTGATGAGTTTATATCTGGTGGAGGGGACATAGATAAAAGAATTGCTGACCAAGTTAAAAGAGGAAATATTGGTAAAGAGTTATTACAAGAAATCGAAGAAAAATATGTTGAAGGATTTGGTAGTTTATTAGATGCCTCAGGAGAGATTATTCCAACAGAAGGTCAATTTGTTAAAAGAACTAAAGATGAAAGAATTTTAAAATATAAAGAATTATTAGACAGCGGTAGATTAAATGAAGCTGCCACTGATGGTGCTGAAGCAGCACTAGGTTTTCAAAAAAGCTTAGCAAGTCTTAACTATAAGAACTTAAGTATGTTTGAAAAAATTGAAATGGCTATTTTAAGAGAGTTAGGACAGAGTACTGGTTTTGGTAAAAGATTAGCATCCAAAATAAAACAGTTTAGTGCATCAGTACAAGGATTAGCTGCAAGGTTACTTGACGAATCAATAGGAGCAAGTAGAAGACAAAGTGCTGTTTTTGGGCCAACAAGAGCTGACTTTATGCCTGGAAAACTTGCCACTATTGATAAACTTCCGCAAAAAAATATTATAGAAAGAGCCAGAGATTTTTTAAATACTTTAAACATCCCAACAGTTGCAAACAGAAGAGGTCAAAAAGGATTCACAATCCCAGGAATGGGAATACCAAGAGCAAAAGCAGAATTAGCATTACGTCCCCCTGTATTAGCTACTATACCTGGAGTTACTGGAACAGGTGGATTTCAGAGAGGTGGAGGAGTAGTTGAATTATTTACTAGATTAGAAAAAGTACTTAATAAATTAAACGCTCAATTCTTAAGGCTCATCACAACAATGAGAACATTTGGTAATGGTGTAGCGGATATTATGAGAACAATTATGGCCTCTATGAGAGGACAGTTCGATTCATTAGCTGCTAGACCAATGTCAAGAAGAGAAGAGCTAGTTAGAAGACTTGCTAGACAAAGAGACAGGGTTCAACAAGCAGCTGCAGGAGGCCCAAGAGTTGCAGATGTAAAAGCTCAAAGAACTATTCGTGTCAATGCAAGAGCTGCCGAACGTGCAGCAGATGCAGCAAGACAACAAAGAGTTGTTGAAAATATTCTTAACAGAAGAAGGCAAATGATATTAACAGATAGATTTTCAGATACTTTATTTGAAGCTGATAGATTTGGTTCTAGAACAAGGCCTCGTGCTGACTTACCAGGTGGACGTTTTGATTTAGATGCTGGAAGAGTTTATGGTGCAGATAGATTTGGTACATATGGTCCACAACCACCAGATGCTATGACAAGGATTGCACAACGTATACAAGAACCATTTAAGAAGCTAGCTGATGCAATTATGTTGCAAACAGTTAAGCTATCTAATGTTCTAACAGCAGCAGCTGCAAGAATAAGTGCTGGTTTTGTAAACTTAGGTGGAGCATTTGCTGGTATAGGATTTATTCTTAAAAATCTTAAACAATTAATAGAATTCTCTAGAAGTAACTTTAAATTTGATTTTGCAAGAATGGGCAGGTCATTGTTTATGAATGACGCTATTCGAAGAACAAAAAATATGTTACCTGCTGGTACACCACAGCTTAGATTACCTGGAGGAGCAACTAGAATTCCTGTAACACCTAAAGTAAAAACACCTCTTCAATTGCCAGCACCTTCTCCTGTTTCAGGAAAAATATTTGAAGCTGATAGATTCGGTGCATTTAGCAGACCATCAGGTGGCGTTGGAGAAACGTTAGATGTTAGAGATAAAAGATTTGCTTCAGTAGCTGAAAAAATTAGGAAAAGACGACTTATTATTGAAGAGAGATTAGCAAAGGCTGCAGCTAGAAGTACAGTTGTTAAGAAAGCTTCAAATGCTGCAGAAAAAGTTGAAACTAAAGTTAAAAAAGTAAATACAGCAGTTAATGAAGCAGCAAACAAATCAATTGATAAAAGCATATTTAAAAAACTTAGAGAAGCTGCTGCTAGGAAATTAGCCGCAAGAGCTACAAGAGCAGAAGAAAAAGCGCAAGCTGCTTTAAATAGGGAAAATGCAAAATCAACAATGCCTTCCCTTAGAGAGCTTAAACGTTCTATTAGAAGTAAAAATGTTGAACTAGCAGGAGATACAAGAAGTGGTAGAAAGAGACTAGACAGTATGTTAGACGACTTCTATGGTGGTGGTAACAGAGCATTTACAAGAGGTAGAAGAAAATTAGTTCTAAGAGGTCTTGATTCAGAGTTTGGTGGATTACTAGAAAAATCTAGAGAGATAGGAAAGGCTGGTGGAAAACCAGTAACAATGCCATTTAGAGGTAAAGATGTAAAAGTTACTGCAGACTTAGCAAAAGCTTTTGATGCAGCATCTGTATCTGCAGCTAGATTCTCAGGAATAATAGGTGGTATGACCAAGTTCCTTGGAGTAACGTTAGTACTACTAAGACTTGTTGCTCCACTGTTAAAGATGGTTGCTAATATTGGTGCAGAGGCTAAAGGGTTAGAAGAATATAAAAACTCTATAAGAGAAATAACAAACGAATTCCAAGAACTTGCTACTAATACAATAAAACTTGCAGAAGCTAGAAAATTATTAGCAAAAGAACAGGACATATTCTCACCTGATGGCCCAACAACTATTGCTGAAACATTAGAAGAGTATGTTAAAGAACAAGAAAAAGCTTTAGCCGCACAAAGTAAAAATATTTCAGAAGGATTAGGAAAAGCATTCCTTGATGGAATGTTATTAGTTGAGAATGATATTGATGAAGGTGCATTAGCTAAGAGATTCATGGGTATCTTTGAAAAAGTTACTGGTGACACAGAACAGCAGATAAAAGAAAGAATGGCTGTTCCTATAGGTGAAGCTATAAGAGGAATATTTGAAGAAGGTACTATACCTACATTCCAAGATATTTTTGACCAACTATTATTTTCTGAAGATGAAGACGGAACTTATTTGTCAAGATTCTTTACTGGAACTAGCAGAGAGATTATTGATGCAATTATTTCAGAAGGAAATCCATTTGAAGTATTAGGAGACTTATATGGTGAAGCTACTAAAGATTTAGATTTAAATTCATTCCTACTTGCAGGTGGAGATATAGGAATGGGACTCTTTGATATACTTGATAAATACACAGCCTTTACAGGTGTTAAAGGTGATGAACTTGCACAAAGAATAGCACAAGGTAACTTATTCCAAGGAATAGGTGAAAGCACAATAGCAGCTATTGGTGGTGCAGATATACTCGAACATGAACTAAATGAAATATTTGGTTCAATAGCAGACGCTTTCAATACAGCAATGCCAGATGCTACTGACACTGAAGTTGGTAACGCAATAATGGAATTCTTAATGTTTGTAGAAACATTTAACAACCTTGCTGGAAAGAGTATTGATGAGATAGGAGATACATTAAGTAAGCTACCAGAAGATTCAGATGCAATGGGTGCTCTAAGAGATATGTTACAAATTTACTTAGATGAAATGATAACTGCAGGTTATCTAAGTGAAAGAGAATTATTAAATGCTGGAAATAGTACTGAGAAATTACTAAAACTTTATGCAAGCACACAAACTGCTATATCTGATGAGATAACTTCTGCAAACAAAAAAATGCAAGATGAGTTTGGTATAACAGCTGAAATGTCATTAAGACTTGCAATAAAAGCAAAAGAAGCTTTCAAACAAATAAGAGAGGCAGCTACTGCATTAGGTAAGCCATTAGAAGATGCTGAACTTACTGACCAATCATTTGGTAAGTTGTTATACAATCTAGAACAAAATAGATTAGCTATTGAAAAATATGAAAGAGATATTGCACAACTAAGAGCTAAAGGTTTTGAATTTACAGCTGATAGATTATTAGCTATGGGTCTAGGTGGTAGAGATATAGCTGCTAGAGCTTTAGCAGACCCTATGGCAGCACAAGCTTTAGAATTAGAACTTATTAAAACTGCACCACTAACTGCTGCAGATGCAGGAGTTAAATCTCCATTAATGGACGATAAGTTTATGGACCAAATGCAAAATATGGGAATTCAGATTACCGAAAGTTTTGTTAAAGGTATAGAAGATGGTTTCCCAATTATAAGACAAATGTTTGGTGACATGGGTGAAGAAGTTGTAGCAGCACTAAGAGAAGCACTTGGATTTGGTTCACCATCTAAGGTTATGATGCAGTTTGGCGAATGGACAAGTATGGGATTTGCAGAAGGTATACAAAATGCAACTCCACAAACTGAAGTTGCAATGCAAAATATGGCTAAAGATAGCGCAGCAGCTTTTAGAGCAATACTAGGTATTAATTCAAACTCTACTTTATTCAAACAATATGGACAAAATGTTGGAAATGGTTTAATAGAAGGATTAGAAAATACTATTGGGCAATCTAGTGGAGTAAATTCTACATTCGAAGATTTTGCAGAAATGATAGCAACAATTGGTCTTAGCATAGAAGCTTTTGCTGCTTATGTTACAGGTGATACTGGTGGTGGAGATTTTCAAACGTTTCTTGAAAAATTTATGGCTGGTGTTAATGATAAAGCACAAGAGTATGTATCTGAACAACAAAAAGCTTTCCAAGTAGTAACTCAACTAACAAGTGCTGAAAGAGCTAGAAATGCTGCATTATTAAATGTTATGCAAAGTAAAGCTTCTCTTGCAAAACAACTAAGAGACGAAGCATCTTTACAAGATAGAATTGGAGACACACTTGAAAGATTAAATAGATTAGAACAAGAGGGTAAAAAAGGTAACGTAACTGTTAAAGAACGTATTGGTATATTACAACAACTACTTTCTTTAAGAGAGATGGAAAAGAGAGCTGCTGGTGAATTTACTGCAAAAGAACAGTTAGCTATAAATGAAAAAGAACAAGAAGTTAACACTATGTCAAGAATGTACAATCAAGGTGTTATCAGTGCTTTAGAGTTCCAAGCTGCACAAGAAGAACTTGCAGAAATGAGAGGAGAATTTAAGACCGAGGAAGATAAAGAATTATTCTTCTTACAACTAGCTGATACAGAAAGAGAATATAAAGATGCACAAGCTAATGCTCTAAAAATAGACCAAGAACTTGTATCTACAAGAGAAGAATATTTTGGTTTGTTAGACGAACAAGAACAAATGACCTTAAGAGTACAAGTAGCTCAAGATAAATATTCAGCATCTGTTGAAGGAGCAGTAGAAGCAGATATGGCATTAACTCAAGCAATACTCTACTTTGAAGAAAACATTGGTCCTCACATGGAAACATTATCAGAAATTGCTGACAGATATGGAGATATAACTGATGAAGTTAATGAACTTATTGAAGCAGTTGAAAAATATCAAGAAGGTACTATCGGTTCAATATTTGGACCTGGTGGAGCAGAAGTTCCTGAAACAGCTATTTATGAATCTGCTAAAGATAAGGCAGTCGAAGAAACTCTTAACGATACAGTAGTAGCTGCAAATACATTAATGGCTGACCAAAGAATGTCAATGCAAGATGCTAAAACAGTATTTGGTGAATCACTTAAAGAAGCTGGTTTGTATGATGACTTTAATAGATTCTTGAACAATCCATTATTATCTCCAATCTTTAAACAAGGAGTTTCTCTAAATCAAGCATCAAATAGGTTGGATGAAAATCAACAGTTTATGACAAGTTCTGATTTAGGACAGATACAAAGAATTATGACAACTCTTAATGATATGGGTATAAGTAAGAGATTAAACACAGAAAATACAGGTCAAACAATATTAAAACAATTTATAGAATCTTTAGGACTAAACCTTTATCGTAAATCAGATGGCTCTGGTTTTAACTTCTTAGACAAAAACTTAGAAATGGTAGAAGACCAAATAGGTATAGAACTAGGAACATTCTTAGAAAATTTTGGAGACTTATTTAGCGGAATAAGTAGATTAGACCCAACAAACATGGGTCCAAATTCAGTTGCTAACCAAGATTATATTAACAAAGTATTAAGTGGCTCACCAGTACATGTAGAAATGGATGCTGGTGTTGAGGTAGCAGAAGACCCAACTGGAACACCACAAACTTACAACTCATACCCTCTACTAATGGAAAATGCAAATGGACAAAGAAGAGTTGTAACTAATGATGCTGCAAGAGAAAGAGCTGAAAAAGATGGTTACACATCCACAGGCAGAAGAGGTTATGCAATGGGTGGAAGAATTAAAGGTTTCAAGATGGGTGGAAGAATACCAGATATGTCACACTTAACACCTAGCAAATATGCTCATGGTGGTAGAGCTGCAGACCATATGATGAAGAGAGCTTTAGTTGGAGAATATGGACCAGAAGAAGTTAGATTTGTTCCAGGTTCAGGTTTCTTAGTAAAACCACTTACAACAGGTGGTAGAGGCAATAACACAATTGTTCAGAATTTATCTGTTAATGTTACTGGTGTACCAGTAGATAATGCATCTGCTAGAAAAGCAGCAATCCAAATTAAGAAAGCATTACAAAGACTAGATAGAGAAGGTAACGCTGGTGGAGGAGTTAGGAACGTATAATGGCAACATATCAAATACATTTAGGAAGACTTAGCTTTACATCACCTGGAACATTACAATTAAGTGCAGGGCCTGATGGAAAAACTTTAAGTCTTAGTGGTAAATTTGGTGGTGTAGAACACACAATAGACCATATTAAATATTTAAGAGACGAGCTACAGTCAATGTCTACAATGGATGAACATGTTCCGTTTATATATGACGGAGACACAACATTAAATGGATATGTAAAAGTTACTGGTTCTAGTGTAGATATAGAAAAATATTTACAAGGTGGATTTAGTTATTCTATAAGTTTAGAGTATGTTGGCAAATCTGGTGATGTTCAGTTTGAATCTAGACTTACTGGAGCTTTATTAGAAAATGATTTTATAACATCAGCTACAAATCAACAGTTCCACGCAGCACCAGGAAATAGTTTTGCTTTTATACACAATGCATTACCAGGTAGAAATTTAAGGGTTGCAAGAGATTTAACAAGTAGCACTGCTACTGACACATGTAATTTATATATAAATCAATCATCATTATTAAGAAATAACAACTCTATTTATAACATGGAGTTAGCTGATTACTACAAAGGTGCTGCTCAAATTAGAATGGGACATCATATGGAAAGAGTAAATGTTAATAGTTCTGATGTTGTTACTGAAAGTATTAAGTGTGGAAAGTATGCAGAAAACTGGACTGTAGGAGATAGTTTAATTTTAGATAATGGATTAATAAAAATGGTTTTAGGTACAAGTACGACAAGTGCAAAATTTAACACTTTCATATGGGATACAAATCAGTACGCTACAGAAAAAGAATGGGTGTTTTCAGAAGGTGACCCTGCTAGTGGACAACAACATGGTGATTTATTTTTAGGATGGCATAGAGTTCAGATATTAGTTAATAGGCCTGAATTAGTTGTAGTAAGATGTACAACTTATAAAGATGCTGACACTAGAGGTAAAAGACTTGTGGTAGACTTTTCATTAAGAAGAGGAGCACATCACATAGGAGTTATAACTAATTATTACACAGCAGGTACAAATATTAATGTAGCATTAGAAGCTGCTCCTTCAGATACTCCTGATACAACAGATATAGCAAATGGTTTTATTAAAGATGGTGCTAGTTCTCCAGAAGACGGAAACTATTGGATTCTTGGTGGATTAAAAGCATTAGACCAAGACACATCAATTACTGATAATGGAATGATGAGAAATGCAGCTAATGGTGCAGTTTTTGGATTTATGGTTGGATACGAATTAGTTGACCCAAATACAAATGCTCCTTTATCTCACAACACTGCTTCAAATGTTTACAAACAATATATAGACAATATAAACGAATATCAAAAGATGGTGAAAGCTTAATGCCTATTACAGAAAAATTAATGTCACAAGGTCAAGTTATAGTAACTTTAGATTTGTCATTAGTTCCTAATTATATTTTAAATTCAATACAGCCATGGGACCAAATAGTAATAACAGATTCAGAAATGGAATCTGCTGAGTGGATAGATAGTGTAATGCTTCCTTCATCAGAGTATGTAGGTGTAATACAGTCTTTATCTATAGAGCCAGAAACAGCAGAGATTGAAGGAGTTGGAATGTCTGTTTATCTAGGAGATTCTGACAATAAGGGATTAGGTGTTAGTGAAATACAAAACGATGGTTCAAAGTCTAGAGTTTATGAAAACGATACTTTAGAGTATGTAATTAACAATGATGATGGACAACCTTATGGTCTTTTAAGAAACAATGATTCAGGAAGACTTAGAGCTGTATGGCCAGGAACTATAACAGAAAAGACTATTCAAGATACGGATTTACTTTTAAATTTTGAGGGAACAGACGGTGATACAGATTATGATGATGAAACAGATTTAGAACATAATCTAGAGTTTTATAGCACGGCACAAATATCAGATGACCAAGCTAAATGGGGTAATACAAGTTTATACTTAGATGGAGATGGATATGTATTAGTAGATTACCACCCTGGTTTCCATCCAGCCAATAACGATTTTACAATGGAGTGGTGGGAGTATAGGTTAACACCGTGATAGCATGCCTCAATTTGATTTAGAAAACGCTGAAGTAAGCTCTAACTTCGTAAGTAGATTAACAGTAAACGAAGCAATAGTTCCTTTTGTTTACTGGGATTTAAAAAATGCAGGTCAAACTGTTTTAAAAACTGGAGCTGCAGCAGACCCAGCAGTTTCTAAATTTCAACAAAGTGGTACTGGAATGGATAATGTTGGTTATTATTCTAAATGCCCTGTTGACCCAGATAGACACCTTGCAGACTTAGTTAAAAATTCAGTTCCAACATTTGGTATTGGTCAAACAATAGATGCTTTTGTTAAGCCAGACACAACTGCTATGTGGCCAAAAGGTGGTCCTTTAACTTACACAGGAGATAACCATAGATTAAATTTATATGAAGTTTTACATGATGAAGATAAAGGAATAAGAGTTAAAAAAAATGGAACATGGTACAACATTTATTTTCCCATTGAACACGACTTATCATACGCTGCTAACAATACTGGTGGTGGATGGATTGATACAGACCAATCTGGCACAGACGATGATGGTATTGGTAATACTGGTGTTGTACAAAATACTGAACCTATACCAATAAGATATACAGGTGACGGAACTTCTGTAACTAGAAGTGATGGAGTCACAATAATAAAAGCAAGACCATCTCAAGCTATGTTAGAACAATTAGTAAAAACTGCTGTAGATATTAAATATGCAGCTGGAGTTATAGAAGCATTTTACAGGTATGACAAAACAGGAAGCGCATGGGTTAAAGAAACAGACTCAAATGGTGATTACATATTAGAAGCAGATGCTTTTCCATATGACACAACAATAGCTCAAGAACATTTTGATATGATGTGTGATATTGCTTGGCATAAAGGAACAGGGGGTTTTAAATACTCTTGGTTCCTACAAGTATATAAATACGATGGTACTGAAGATACATTAAGAGATGGTAGCACCATAACTACTGCTTCAGATTTAGAAGCATACAAAGACGCTGCTTACGCAATGGGATTCTTTGGAGTTGTTTACAACAAAGATACTGGTAAATATAGATTTTTAAAATTTGCAGTAGATAGATATAGAAAGCATGTACAAACATTATTAAATGGTTCTTATTTTTCTGGAAACTTATCTACAATGACTCCTGCTTTCGGTGTAGACCCAAACCCTATAGCTGATGAAAGAAACTGGTATCAAGGACATGACATTAATAAAAATTGGTTTTACGCACCTGACGCTTGGTATGGTGGATACTTCACAGCTCCAGGTGGTGTAAATGGTTGGAGTGTTAGAAGTGGCCAAGCAGCACAGGGTGGTGTTGCTAATCCATCTATAATTACAGATTCCTCAATTGACCCAAATACTCTTACTGAATCTGAAGACAATGTACAAATATCAATAGACCAATTAATTGATAATGTAGAAAGTTTACCTTTACCTTCTGTTGATTTCTGGCAAGGTAAGAACTCTACAGGAGCAAATGTAGATTATTCAGATTATTATTCTGGAGCACGTTCTATATATGATTCAGATGCAGGAACTTCAAATTACTGGGAAACTGACCCTAACTTTCAAGCATACTATTCTAAATATTGGCAAGACGGAACTTCTTGGTTTCATGGGACAACAGCTTATAGTAAGCCTAGAGCAAAAACAAAACATGGTGCAGTAATAGCTTCTACTCAACATAGTTCTCTTCCTTCATTCATGATTGGTCTTAATGAGAACGGTGCAGGAACATCTAAAGTCTATATGAGGTCAGTGACTTCTACTAGCACGGTACTTAGTGGTGTCGCTACTGACGATTGTTTTGATATAGCTAATGGTAAGTCATTAGGAACTATTGACTATAACCAGTGGAATCACTTTGCAATAACAAGAGAGGGTAATAACTTTTATACATTTAAAAATGGAACAATGGTAGATAGCTGGAGAAGTGAAAAAGCAATTAAAATACCTCAGCCAGATGTAAAGCTATGGCTTTCTACTGGTTTGAATTTATCTATAGGACTGTCACAAAATTCTGACCACTTTTATGGATATCTAGATGGATTAAGAATAACAAAAGGAACTGCAAAACATACTATAGACGCTAACACAGGTGTTGCTTCATATAGTGTTCCTACTGCAGCTCCTACTGTAGAAACTACACAAAGTGATTACTCAGGAACTCATTATCTAGAAACAGTATTAACTGCACTTAATAGAATTGCAACACAACTAGACATTGAATGGAAAATAAGAATAGGTACTACAGCAGACGACACAAACAGGCCTATACCTTCAGGAACTAATGTGGGTAAAGTTTTATTAGACATGGGACCAAGGACAAGTTTATTTGTTGGACATGGTCTTAATGAAGACGCACAAACAATAGTAGTAAGAGGAACTTCAGGTGAAGACCCTTCTATAACTGGTATTGACCCATCAAGTATTAAATCTTCTTTTGATGCTAGAGAGTATGTATCAACTGTAGAATATCTAGAAACTATTGGTGGTCAGAACTTTGATACATTAGATGTTACTGATGAGTCCATACCTTACCGTGACATAAACGGGAATTTACTTGAAAGAGTTGTGTATGCATCAGAACCACAACACCCACATATATCAAAAGAAGAAAGAGCTAGAGCTTTCTTAAAAGAACTTAAAAGAGTTAAAAGAGCAATAGATTTAGATTTAGACTACTACGACATTCAAGGTGACTTTGAGGTTGGAGACAATATATTTATATATGACCCAGAGTTAGGTTTTGAAGACAATGAGAATAAAAGAATTGAAGAAGGTAGAACAGCTTTATTTGAAGTAGCTTATCAAGGTGAATATATAAATCCAGAAAAGATAAGAGTTACTTCTATAACACATCCAATTAAATCTGGAATGGGTGTTTACCTTAGAAGATTAAGAGCTTCATCATCTACTGAAGTTGAATATATAGATTTAACACCTTATGTTCAATTTGAGTCTGGTGGTGCAAGATTAGAAGTTGGTGACTTACCATTAAAACTAGGAGACGATTTAAGATTTTCTCCAACTGTTACAGGTATTACAGCAGGTTCTAAAATTACATTCCCTGGAAAAGTAAGAGACCCAGATAATACATTAACTAATGGTATCAACTTAACATCAGGATTTATACAAGATGCATTAGGTGCTCAACAAGCAATCATAAAAATAGAATGGATTGTCCCCTTAAATGACGACGGAACAATAATACAAAATGGTTCTCACTATAACATTAGATATAGAAAATCAGGAACTACTGACCCTTATTCTGAAACTTCTGTAACTTGGGGTGCTGAAACATTTACTATAGAAGGTTTAGCATTATCAACTCAATATGAAGTTGGTGTTCAACCAATAAATACAAATGGTGCAACAGGTGACTATGTTACTGATTTTATAACAACTGCTGTAGATACAGTTCAACCACTTAAACCAGACCAAGCAACAACAATAGCTCCTGGTGCAGCGCGTGTTCAAATAATACATAACCTAGGTGCAGCAGAAGATATTAATAGAAATGCAGTAGCTAGTGTTGTTGATTTTACACTTCAAAATGATATTGACCATTTAAATGTTTATTACTCACAATCATCAGGATTTTCTATATCAGGTATGACACCTAAGGGACAGATACCTGTTACAGCTTCACATATTAGAAATCAAATACCTGCAATAGGAGAAGTACAAGTAGCAAATGGTGAAGACTACTACTGGAAATTTACAGTTGTAGATAAAGCAGGTAATGAATCTGACCCTTCTGATGAACAAGAAGCTAGAGGTAATTTAGTAGAAACACAAAATATAGGAACCGCTGCTATTACTGAAGCAAAGATTGCAAGCTTAGCAGTTACTACTGCAAAAATAGTAGACGCTGCAATTACTAATGCAAAAATTGGTGACACTATACAATCTGATAATTATGTAGCTGGTACATCTGGTTGGATAATTGAAAAACAAAATGCTAACTATCCAAATGGATATGTAGAGTTTTCTGATGGTGTATTTAGAGGTAGTCTTACAGCTGAAACTGGTACTATTGGTGGCTGGGATATTGCAGCTGATACTTTAAAAGCTGACTACACAACAGGTGGTACAACTTATTACCTAACTCTTGATGCTACTAATGGTACAATAGAAGGTAACTTTGCAACTGGTAGTACAGGTTGGCAAATTGGTGCTGATGGTTCTGTAGAGTTCAATGACGGAAACTTTAGAGGCGATATAACTGGTTCTACTGGTACATTTAGTGGGGGAATAAATATTGGAAATGGAACATTTGTAGTTAATTCTCAAGGTGGTGTCACCTTAAGTTCTATAACTGGATTCCATATAACACCTTAAGATTATGGCTGACGGATTTCACATAGACGGAAATGGAAACCTTTGGATAGGTTCTACTTCTAATACTTTTGACTCTAATGCTCCATTTTATGTAGAAACTGATGGAACTATACAAGCATCATCTGGAACCATTGGTGGCCTTGAATTAGCTTCTACTTATATAGAATCTTCTAACTACAGTTCAACAAGTGAAACAGGATACAGACTTCAGTCAGATGGTAATGCACAGTTCTATGGGACATTAATTGCTGATAGCTTTCAAGGTACTGGTGGAACTATTGGTGGTATATCTGTTACTAGTTCGTCTATACAATCTAGTAACTTTAGTGCAAGTAATGGTTTTCAATTAAATTCAGATGGTAGTGCAATATTTAGAAGTCTAACTATTAGTGGTTACGCTACAACATCACAAGTTAATAATGCTCAGTCAACTGCTGACAGTGCATCTACTGCTGCAAGTAATGCACAAAGCACCGCTAACGATGCTGAAAGCGATGCAGCTTCTGCACAATCAACCGCTAATTCTGTAAATAGTACGGTAGGTAGTTTGCAAAGCAATTTATTTTATGGAGGAACAACTGAAATAAATGGTGGAACAATTAGAACTGGAACATTAAGTGCTGATAAAATTACTACTGGAACTTTAGACGCTGACAGAATAGAATCTAATGCTGGATTTACTGGTTCTGTAACAGCTTCATTAAGTTTAAACGCACCGTCAGTATCTGGTACTACTGCAACATTTAGT